TAAAATGTTTAATAAAATATTAATTATATTATTATGTTTAATTATTGTATTGATACCATCTATAAAATTAATTAGCGACTTTTATTATTCTTTTGTTTTACTCGCAGTTATTTTAATAGTGATTATGCTTATTCTATTAATAAAAATTCCATTTAAATTAAAAATAGTTTTTATAGCTACTATACTAATTATATTTAAAAATAATTTATTGGTAAATGGTAAAACTATATTATCGATTATAAATGCAGCTTATATTAAACCATTAAAAACAAGAACAGATGATAGTAAATTAAGAAGTATTGTAGAAGATTCATTTGATAAAGTATTAATACTTAAAAAAGATTTTTCAAAATTACCCGATAAACCAACTATTTTTGTTTGTAATTATTGTAATGATAGAGTAGAAAATTTAGCATGTATTTTAATTCCAAAAGATATAGCTATAATGATGAGAGATGGTCTTAAAAAAACAGCTAAATTAGATAAACTAGTTCAATGGCCTATTTTTACAAAAGAAAAAAATAATTATGAACATACAAAAAGTGAAATTGTAAAACATACAAAAGAAGGAAGATCTGTTTTATCATATATAACTAAATATCCGAGATTGAGACCGAATTATATTCAAAGTATAAGATCGGGTCTTTTTAATATATCAAAAGAATTAAATATACCTATTACATTGGTCGCGATTGACTATGCTGATATAAATAATTGTATTATGCACAAACAAAATTTTAATATAGTTATAGGAGATACATTTAAAGTTGAAAATGTATCTGAAGCAATATATAAAACAAAAAAATTTTACAAACAAACTATGACTAATTTTATGAAAAATAAATATAAAGGTATTTAAAATAATTATATAAATGAATGTAATTTTAATTATAGTAATAATTGTTATTGTATTAATAACTTTTATTTATATAACATGTCCTAATTTACATTTAAAAAACAATATAGTACCATTTTATAAAAGAAAAGATAATTTATTTCCGGATATTAAAACAGAAAAAAAAGAAATAACATTATTTTGTACATCTGGTTTATCTAATAGAATAAGAACTATTTTAGGATTTTATTATATATCAAAACTTAATAATAAATTATTAAATGTTATTTGGATATCCGATAATACATGCAATGGAGAATTTTTAGATTATTTTATTCCTATAAAAGGTGTAAATGTTTTTAATAAAATAATAGAATACATAGATTATACAGGTCAGTCAACTATAGAAATAATACTTAAAAATTATAATATAGATGTTACTAAAGATATATATAAAGAATTATATAAACATATTAAACCTGTAAATAGTATAGAGAATAAAATAGATAATTTTGTTAAAAAAAATGATATTGAAAATTTAATAGGTATTCATGTAAGAAGAACAGATTATACAGGTAATTTTATAGGTAAATTATTAAATGGTTCAAATGAAGATGAAGAATTCTTTGATTTTATTAATAAATATTCAAAAAATTTACCTTTTTATATCGCAACTGATAATAAAGAAACACAAGATATTTATAAAAATAAATATAAAAATAGAGCTTTATTTTATGAAAAAATAAAAAAATCTAGTAATCTTAGAAAAACTACATTAGAAAATGCTATAATTGATATTTATATTTTATCATATTGTAGAAAAATAAAAGGTACAGCTAATTCAAGCTTTAGTGAATTTTCTAAATATTTAAAATTAAGTAGGCTTTAATTTTTTAATTTATAAATTAAAAAATTTTAAATCATAATTAGTAAGTTTGTTGGAAATTTGGTTGGAAAGTTGGTTGGAAAGTTGGTTGGAAAGTTGGTTGGAAAGTTGGTTGGAAAGTTGGTTGATAAGTTGATTGGAAAGTTGGTTGGAAAGTTGGTTGGAAAGTTGGTTGGAAAGTTGGTTGAGGAGTTATCTGTTCATAAACACCGTATAAATCAACATTTCCAAGCATATTTACAGGTGGATATCCATTCCAACTAGAATCTAATGTTATAACATATAAACCGGTTTCATGAAAAAAATTGGGTCTGCAATTAGGAACATACATACTTTCATTAACTACTCCATATATTTTATTATTATCATATACAGTTCTAGTATCATGTATAACGCAAATTACATTATAATTATTTTTTCTTATCAGATTCATAAATTCAATATCAGGTTTTATATATATTATAGGAATTCTTTTATCATTTACTAAAATAACATCCCATCTTTTTATTTCATAATTTAACATTTAATTTACATAAAGATAATTTAAAAAAATATTAACATAAAATTTAAAATTTAAAGATATATTTTTACAAACACAAAAAATGAGTATACAAGCATCTGTAAATGAGTTACAAAATCTTAATATAGAATTAAAAAGAGTAAAAAAAACTGCATCTGACTTAAGAAAGAAAATAAAAATAGTTGAAACTAATATTATGGAATATTTAAAAGAAAAACAACAACCAGGTGTTAAATATCAGAATACAGCTATTTTAATAGAAAATAAATCAAAAAGAACATCTAAACCTAAAAAAGATAGAGAGGAAGACGCTTTACGTATTTTAGAAGAATGCGGAATTAGTGATTCTAAAAATGTTTTGGATCAAATATTGGATGCAAGAAAAGGAGAAGAAGTAGAAATAAATAAATTAAAAATTAAAAAAATTAAATAATACTTAAAAAATTGTTTGATAATAAATATGACAACAACAACTTCATTTTTACAAAATTATCCAGATTATTATAATTCTACCGAAGAATGTATTTTATTTACAAAAAATTATAATAAACTACAAAGTAATGATAGATATAAAAATTTTTATCAAGTAAACTTTACAGCAGGTGATATTGAACAATTTGAAAAGTATAGATTTAATAAAAATAATGAAAGCAAAATTAATACTGAAAATATATGTATAAAAAATAATTTATTTATAGAAAATGAATTATTCACTAAATGGTATAAATATAAAAATTTGAACGCATTAAGTACTATAAATACTTTTAAATACATTTTTAAAAAATTTAAAAAAGGTATATTTATAAAAATAGTGAATAATCAATTAAAAGTATTTCTACCTTTTTCAAATGTTAATTTTGTAAATGAATGGAGTTCGAATATTAAAATAGATACTTCTTCTTATAAAGATATATATGATTTTTTTAATTATATTTGTAAATTAGAGGGATATACATTTAATAAAAATAATATAAATAATTTTATAAATTCATGGTATAGTAATAATTGTTTAATTAGATATGAATATCCTATCAACGAAACAGATACGAATGTATCATGTTTTAAAAATATGTTAGAGGAGCTTTGTAAAAATAGGATAGTTCCTGATATTGAATTATTTATAAATAAAAGAGATTTTCCTATAATAACAAAAAATGGTTATGAACCTTATTATCATTTATGGGATAGTTATGAAAAACCTTTAGTATCAAATAATTATGATAATTATGTTCCTATATTATCAATGAGTAGTTCTGAAGATTTTTCCGATATATTAATTCCAACTTACGATGATTGGATCCGACTTCAGTCTAAAGAAAATATTTATTTTCCTAGAGCTAGTCAAGAATATAATTATGTATTTGATATGAAATGGGAAAATAAAAAATCTATAGCTGTTTTTAGAGGAAGTTCTACTGGTTCTGGTGTTACTATAGAAACTAATCAAAGATTAAAACTTGTTTCAATAGGTAATAACATACAAAATAAAAAATATTTGGATGTTGGAATAACAAAATGGAATATAAGACCGAAGAAATTAATTAACAATCCTTATTTACAAACAATAGACATAGATTCTCTTCCTTTTAAATTAAGCGAAAAATTAAATCCAAAACAGCAATCGGAATATAAATATATAATACACGTTGATGGACATGTATCTGCTTTGAGACTTTCTTATGAATTAAGTATGAATTCAGTTTTATTAATAGTTGATTCAAAATGGAAAATGTGGTTTAGTAAATTATTAGTTCCTTATAAACATTATATTCCGATAAAAGAAGATTTATCTGATATTATCAATATTATAAAATGGTGCCAAAATAATGATGCAAAATGTAAAAAAATAGCTAAAAATGCGAAAGAATTTTATAATAAATATCTACAAAAAAAAGGAATATTTGATTATTTGCAAAAATTGTTTATAGATTTGAAAAAAGATATAGGTAATTATCGTTATAATGATATAAAACCTTTTGAAATACAACTTATAAATGAATGTAATAATCTTTTTGAAAATGAAGAAGAACATGTAAAATTTATATTTCACGATAATATAGATATTGTTAATAACTATAAAAAATTATTGTCTAAAAAAAATAATAAAATCAATTTTTATCCATATACAAAAAAAAATATAAAAAATATATACAGTATTCCTGATACAAATAGAACTTATGGATTATTAAAAGGAATAAATTATATAGTTAATATTATGCTTTCTAAAAATTCTTTTGAGACTGATACAACACATAAATCTATAATATTTGAAAATAAAAATGGAATAGTGAAAAATTATAAATTAGATAATTTTTTATTTTCCGTTAAAACATCAAGCCATAATGATAAAATTAAAGAACATATTCACGAAGCATATATAGGTATAAATTGTATAAATAATTTAGTTAAAGAGATTCCAAATTTTGTTTATATTTTTGGTATTTATAAAACTGAAAATTCGTATAATGTTATAACTGAATATATAAAAGGTAAAACATTAAAAGAATATATAAAAAGCGAAGATTTTAACTTTAGAGATTGTTTATTAATTATTTTACAATTATGTGCAGCTTTACAATATGCTCAAAAAGTATGCGGATTTGTACATTATGATTTAACCCCTTGGAATATAATTATTAAATATTTGAAAGAACCTATTTATGTAGATTATATGGTTTGTTATAATAAAGTTATCCGAATAAAAACACATATAGTCCCTGTTATTATAGATTACGGAAAATCTCATGTTTTTCACGAAAATAAACATTATGGTTTTATAAATATGTATAAATTTAGCACAAGTAATGATGTATTATCTTTGTTAATAACAATAATATATCAAATTATAACAGATAAAAGATTATCGAAGAATGATTTTTCTAATTTATTAAATCTTGCAAATTTTATTTCCGATACTTCTTTTTACAATAGAACTTTCAAAAATTCAAAAGAAATTAGAAATTTCTTTTATAATTCAAAAAAGTATTCGAATCTTGTATTTTCAAATAAATACGAATTGGAAACAGTTACACCTCTAGACTTGTTTGATTATATTATGAAATTCAATTATTCTTTTCCTGTAGAATATGTTTTAACCTATAATTCTGTTATGAATAAAGATTGTCCAAATCAAATATTTGATTATATATTATCAAATAATACTAAAAGTAGATTAAATACTTTTTTAGATACGTTCGATTGTATTTCCAATATTGATATAAAAGAATCAATTAATAAACTGATACCTGAATATAAAAATAAAGATATATATTTTATATATTTATTAAAAGAACTTGAATACAATATGTATTCTGTTTACAATAATATGTTATATTTTTTGAAAAAAGAAAATATTAATATCGATAAATATAAAAATAAACTTGTAAAAGCGGTTAAAAATATTAGAAAAAATTCTATTGCTTTTAATAATATTGAAGATATAGAATTAAATATTTTAAATTTTAAAACGGAAAATTATACAGAAGATATATTTTTATTTCCTGAAAAAGTAAAAGAACAAATCACCAAAAATGAAAAAATAGATACTGAAAGTATAATATCTATAATAAATTTTAAAAATGTAATAGAGAAATTAGTATTAATAGATAATGATAAAATTATAAAAGAAAATAAATATAAAAATCTTTTAGAAATAAATCATATTGTTATTAATAATAATTTATCAAATTTAGAAACTCTTAAATTTATTTCAGAAAAAATTTTATTTTTTTAATTTTTTTTATTCTTTGTAGAGTATAAATAAAATGTTTGATAATAAATTTCTAATCACACTAATCGGACTTATAGTCGCTGTTGTTGCTATTAATAATGTTAAATCTAAAGATGAAGAAGTTGTTGAAGGTCTTGGAATGTTACCTAGTTTTACATACAGAGCAGATGTTATTTCAGCTAAAAATGAAGAAGAAGCTAGACAAGGTAATTTTACTTCTTTAGGAATGAATAGATTTTTAAACAAATCACCAATTACAAATAAAACTGTAAGCGAGGCATCAAAAGGTGAATTTTTTACAGTTCCAGGTACATATCAATCGCATTTAAATCCGAGATTTTCAAATACTGATTATGGTGCAAATATCAGATATAATATGCCAAGTAAAACAAATCAAGCAGTTCCTACGAATCCATTAACATTCGGAGGAATGGCTTCAAGAGAAAATTTTAGAACAAGAAATGAATATGATTCAGGATCAGGGGTTCCAAGTTGCGGTAGAGGAGGAGTTCCAGAATCTTATCACGGAGGTGCACCTGTAACTGATCCTGGATTTGCAGCTGGTAATTATAATCAACTTACTAATAATACTTATGAAACTGCTAAAAAACAACGCGGTTACACTGGTTCAAATGAAAAAGCTGGAAAACATGAATATTCAGAAGCAAATTTACCTGTTAGCGATATGACATCTGCTAGTACTAATGGCGAGCCAGCACCAGTTGTTTACACTAGATTAATTGTCGCAAACAGAAATAATACTCGTTTAAGAGCACAAGGAGATATGATAAGAGGAGATTTAGCTATAGTTCCTTGTAATGCAGATTGGTTTAGACCATCTGTTACTCCTCATGTCGATTTACAACAAGGAGCTCTGAATGTTATGGGAGGAATACGCAATGAACAAGGTGAAAGTCTCGACAATCTTATTTTCAAGAGTTCTGGTTTTACTGATAGTACACTAAGTGGTTCAGGTGAAAAACGCAGAAGTATGTTGAGTGGAGGAATTGGAGATACTTCAAATGTTAATATGTCAAACCAGTATAAAGGAGGATTATCTGCAAATCAAGGAGATATTTTAGTTACAGGTTTTCCTTAATTAAAATTTAAAAATATAATATATTATAGTAAATGTATTATTATTTTTATTAATAAATTTATTTTTGAAGAGGTTTGACTACTCTAAAAATAGTATAAATTTTAAAAAGAGGAAAGTTTTTTAACCAAATCATAAAATAATTTTATAAGATATTATCTTATAAAATTAAAATAATATTTATTATAATAAATGAATAATTGTTATCAATCATGTGATAGTTTTTTTAAAAATAAATCAAATGAAAATTTAGGAGATATTAAAAAAGATGGAACTTGTGCAAATTGTTTATACTGGAAATACGGTCCGGGAAGTGTTATATATGATTTAAATAATTTAAATAATTGTGAATGTACAAATGTATTCCAAAAAGTTTCAAACCAAGGAACTAATTTCGATATGAATGGATATAAAGAAGTTAATGAATGCTTAAAAAAATCAAAAAATTGCGGATATTTACCTAATACTTTTACAAATAATCCTCAAATATATGATGTTACAGAATATACTCAAATGAAACCTTGTAATAAAAAACAAGTTTGGTCTGCAAAATTAACTTATGATGGAGTTTTTTAATTTAAAATATAAAATATAAAATATAAAATGATTATTACAACAACATCTTGTGGAAAAAAAATTTTACAAACTTCTTTAGTAAATTGGAATAAATATCTTGATATTGTATCTCCTGATAGAACTAAAATATTTCAAAATCCTTTTTATAATAAATTATGTGGTTTTAAAAATAAAGATATGAGTTTATGCCCTACATGTAATAAAAATATTGGAGAATGGAGAGACTCTTGTGTTAAAATAATAACTTCAGAAAATGTTGTAAAATATAAAAATATTTTTAAACAAATTAAAGAACATGGAACTAAAGTTAATGTTGAAATTTTTGATATATTAAAATAATATTTTTTAATTTTAATACTAATAATTAAATAGTATTAAAATTATTTATTCAAATCAGAAGATTCTGTTACATTATAATTTAACAAATGCAATGCTTGATATATATCATTAGGCATAATAGTTTTTGTTTGATGTTCAGAATTCACAATTATTGATGTTTTAATTAATTCATAAAGTTTTATACCAATTAGATTTCTTATCGGTTCGAAACAATCATCTGATAAACTTTTAACACCGGCTCTTCTAGCAATTCTTGTTAATGCAGGTTTTGTTAACGTATCCATTTATTTTATAAAATATATTATAGACCTTTAAATTACATTTAAAAGGATTAAATATATTGAAATAAATGGAAGAAAAAGGGAAAAAAAAGAAAACTCATTTCTTTGAAATATACATTTCTAAAGTGCTAAAACAAGTTTCAGAAGATTGTTGTATTACTTCAAATGCAAAACAACAATTAAATAGTTTTTTATGTTTTTTATCAAGTTATCTTTCAAAAATTATTATAGATTTAACAATCTATGGTAAGAAAAAAACTATTTCTGATAAAGAAATTATTAATTCTCTAAATCTTACAGTTTCTGGTGAACTTTTAAAAAATTCTATTATAGAAGGTGAAAAAGCTGTTGAAAATTTTAAAAATAATACAAAAAAGGGTACAAGGCAAAATAAAGCAGAAATTCTATTTCCGCCATCTATTGTTGAAAAATTTTTAAGAAATTTTGGAAACTCAAAAATAATGTTAACAAGTTCAGCTCCTGTATTTTTATCTGCTGCTTTAGAATATATAACTTATGAAATACTTGATATAGCATCAATTTATTGTACAGATAATAAAAGAATGCGTATTACAATTAGAGATCTCGAAATCGTTGTTAGAACTGATATCGAATTAAATAATTTATTTAATAAAATAAATATATCATTTTTAGGAGGAGGTGTTATACCTTTTATACATCCTACTCTTCTTAAAAAAAAGAAAATTAAAACTTTAAAAAATACAAAAACACAACACCGTTTTAGACCTGGTACAGTAGCTATAAGAGATATAAAAAAATATCAAAAATTAAGTGATAATTTAATATTCGCTAAATCATCTTTTGAAAAAATTATTAGAAATATATTTTTACAAAATTCAGATAATGATGCTAATATTAAAATAAGTAAAAATGTTTTTATTATAATTCAATATTATATTGAACAATATCTCGTAAAATTACTTTATAATTCAAATTTTTTAGCTATTCATTCCAACCGTGTAAAATTATTACCTATAGATATAGCTTTTATATCTTATTTAAATAATGATACAAAAAATCCTTATAATTCATCTTTAACTTCCGAAAATGATACAAATATTTTTACAACAAATAATAATACTACAGGTCAAAATATTCTATCAGCAAATAATTTATTATCATTAAATAATGAAGATTCTGAAGATAACGGAGAAGATAGCGAAGATAATGAAGATAATATTTATATAGGAGATGAAGATTCAAATAATTTAATTGAAATTTAAAAATTTAAAAAATATTAAAAAATGACATCAACTGAAAGAAATACATCTATAAAATCTGATGAAGATACTGAAAAAGCTCCTTCCCATAATACCGAAGGTGATTATGCTATATTAATGGAGACAAATGGAGAAGAATACGAATCATGGTATTATTTTTTAAAAGTGAAAGGAAATGAAGATAATCTAAAGCATCTACAATCTCAATTAGATAAAGTTGACTGGTATATATTAGACGATTTAAGCACTTTTGATCTTGAACTAGATAAATATGTATCAGCAAAAACAGCAAAAGAAATGACCAAAGTAGATTTAAATTCTAATTCCTTTCATAGAAAATTTGATGGCAGATTAAAGAAAATTGATTTTGATTTTAAAAAGAAAGATGGAAATGAAACTAGAATATGTAAAGTATTTGATGTTCTTGGTTATGGACAGATAGAAGATTATATCAGTGATGAAGATATAGATGATGAAGATTTAGTAACCGATGATGAATCAACTGATAATGAAAGTGTAAGTGATTCTTCTTCGTCTGAAGAGGAGGAAGAATCAGATGACGAAAGAAAAAATTTAAGAAAGAAAAGAATTCCTCCTTCATTAGCTAAAAATAATAAAAAGTAAAATAATTTTTATAACTTGATTATAAGTTATAAAAATTGAAATTGAAATATATATATATAAATTAAAATGTCAAATTTATTTATTGATAAATTTCCAGAACTTGTAAAAGAATGGAATTACGATATGAATATTGATATAGATATTAGTAAAATTACTTTTTCATCTCATAAAAAAGTATATTGGAAGTGTGATAAAGGACATGTTTATTTGGCGTCATTAAATAATAGAACCAAAAAAAATAAAAATAGTAAATGTTTAAAATGTTCTACTGAATTAAAAAGAATTCATAATATAGAAGATGTAAACAAAAAAATATATAATTATAAACCAGTTATTAATACAACATTAATAGGTGATGAAAGCGAAATTTATATTTTGAATTTATTATTAAATAAAAATATATATAAAGATGTAAAAAGACTTGGAAATACGGGTTCTAATGCAGATATTTCTATAACTCATTTTGATGATACTATAAATTATATTCAAATAAAAACAATAACAAAAATATTAAATAATAAAGATTCTTATTATTATACAAATGATCATAAATATCCAGATAATATGTTAATAGTTATGTTAAATAAAAGCAAAGATAGATTTGCTTTAGAATTTCATTCTAACATAAAAGTAAAAAGACTTTCTTTATCTTACAACTATAAAAAATCAAAATATAAAGATATTATGTTTACAGAATTAAATATTTTTTTAAAAAAATTGATAGAATTAATACCTATGTCATCTAGAATAAATAATATATATTCGTGTATATCTAAAGAAATAGCATCTTTATATAGATTTGAAAAATTTTGTAAAACTAATAATATAGATTATAAAAGAAATATTACAAATGGTAATACAATTGATGGTACAATAAATAATTTTAATTTTCAAGAAAAATTTATTTCAAAAAATTATAAAAACCGATTAACATATATGATAACATCATCTAAATCTGCAGGAAGATTAAATAATAAAAATATAAAACGTCCATATTCTGAAAATGATTTTGATTATATAATTATAGAAATAGGAGGTGTAATAAGTTCTCCAAATAAGTATTTAAATAATTTTTGTATTATACCGAAAAATATTCTTATTGAACAAAATATTTTACAAACTGATACATGTAAAGGTAAAAAAAAGTTTTATATATGCGCTCCTGATTGTAAAAAACCACATTGGTCAAAAAATTTATGGAATAATATTTCATTTTTATAACTTAAAAGTTAAGTTATAAAAATCCATTTTTTCTCAATTCTTTTTTTAAATAATTTTCAATATTTTGATTTTTTACTGTATGCGGTACGTTAATTAAAGTTATTCCATTTTCTTTACACATCATTTTTTTAAGTTGATCTCGATATTTTTGATTATAAAATGCTTCTTTATTTTTATGAAAAAATGGAATATATTTACTATGAGCTTCACCATCATACTCTACTGCAAGACCAAGTTCTTCATTATAACAATCTAATTCTAAATTAAAATTACCACCTGTTACAGGATTATTCAAAAAATTCGGTCTTGATTTATTAAACGGTTTATTAAATATTTTATTTAAAACTCTTCTACATTCAGTCTCTCCTTTGCTCTCTTTTGGTATTCTTTTTTTATTATTATTACTATTACTATAATTTACAAACTTATCTTCATAATAATAACTTTTTGACCAAGTACCTTTTTCTTTTTTAATAATTCTATACAATCCAAAAATTAATATAAGTCCTATAGAAATATATAATAAAATATCAAATCCTTTATTATCCCATATCTCTTTAATTTTATGAATCATTTTTAATATATATTTATATATTAAAAATACTTTTTTTAATTATTTTTTTAATTCTTCTCTACATACTGGACAACTGGTTTTATAATGTGTCCATTCTTTTATACAATCATGATGAAAAATATGATTACATGAAGTACTTGAAACCATATTTTCTTTTTCAAAATTAGTTAGACATATAGAACATTCTGTTTGTTCTTTTACAATTTCTGAATTAAGAGTATCATATCTTTGAGATGAAAAATTTATATATTCATTTTCTCTTCTTTGTAATTCTCTTTCTCTATTCTCTTCGAATAAACTATTTATTGTATTTTCATAAAAAGTATTTCCAAAATAAATATCATATGTATCATAAAGAGTGTTAAATGTTTCTTCTAATAGAAAATTAGAATCTAAAAGCATATTTAACGGATTTAATGTTCTTGCGCTTGTTGAATTATAAGTTGTTGTTGGAGTAGGAGTTGTAGTTGAACTTGGAGGTGTATTGTCGAATCTATAAACATTTCTTGTATATACAATATTTTCTTGAGGTCCTGTTAAATTAAAAAAATTTATATTATCATTTTGATAGTTATTATTACTATTACGAATACCCATTGAAGAATATAATAATAAATCTATTAAATTTGTAGAATTGTTAAAGTCTTCTTCTCCTTCATGATTATTATTATTATTATTTGAAAACATATCGCGATTATTCATATTTATAATTATAAAGTTATTTTATAAAATCAATTTATAAAATAAAATATTTTTGTTGACATATATTATTTTATAATATATTTCAATTATATAATTCAATTTTATTTCGTTCACCGTCTCCACCCCTGAGGCGCAACACCAAATGAAGCGTACTTTCCTTCTGAATATTATAATCTGCTAATGTTCTACCATCCTCTAACTGTTTACCGGCAAAGATCAATCTTTGCTGATCTGGAGGAATACCTTCTTTATCTTGAATTTTACTTTTTATAGTATCTATAGTATCTGATGTTTCTACATCTAATGTTATAGTTTTTCCTGTAAGTGTTTTTACAAAGATCTGCATTTTTCTTGTTATATAATTAAAATATTTTTTTAAATTAAAATAAATCGCGTTACAAAAATGACAAATAGTAACACTATTTTATTCTATTCTCAATTAGGTATTTCTATTGCTGGACTTATTTTTACCGGATCTCTTCTTATTTTTCAAGAAAATAATTCAAAGGTATATTTACCTATATTTACATCTCTTATTTTTGCATGGGTACCATCTCCTTTATCAACAGATAACACTTATCTTAAAGAAAATATAAAAAAATTAGAAGATAAAATAAATAAATTAGAATCAGCTTCTTTAGAACTTAAAGAAGTTAAAATAGATAAAGAAGATGACAAAGAAAAGTTAAATTAGACTAAAAATTTAAATATTAAACCGGATTACAGTTTAATATTTATTCACTTGTTTTAAATTTCCATTCAAAATTTGATGGATCTTTTTTAACTCCTGATAAAAATTTTCTACACATCGATATATTTACTTTCATATTTACAGATGCTTCTTTTATACTTATAAAACTTTTATACAAAATATTATCTTTATAAATATTTACTTGTTTCATATATTTTCTATGAGGTGTAACTTCTTGAATTTTTTCTATAATTTCATTATTTTCAACATATTTCCATATAAATCCATAACTTATAAAATTATTTTTTATAGCAGAATATATACTCCTTGTATTGAAATTTAACTCTTTACATGCTTCTCCGACTGACTTATATTTTTTTATAAATTCTCCATTTGTATTATATTGAGCTACTGTTTTATACAAATCATACTTTACAGCTTCTATATTCTCTTCATCGTCTTTTTCTGTTACAAATTTCCACATATATTTTCCTGCAGATTTTACTTTTCCTCTACAATTTGATGAAATTTGACTATCTAGAATTCCTGTTTCTGTTGATGCTTTTTTTATACTATTAAATTCTTTAATAAAATTTCCATCTAAATCATATTGTCTTATTTGTTTTTCATTTCCATTTTCATTAATACATTCTTTACATGTAACTCTAAACGCAGTTCCTTTAATTGCAAAAAACTCATTTGTTAAATCTTTTTTAATATTACATTTATCACATGTTCTAAATTTGTTTTCATCTTCTTTTACACATTCTATACATGTAAATCTAAATCCAGTTCCTTTCTTACTAAAAAAATCATTTGTTAAATCTTTTTTTATAAAACATTTATTGCATTTTCTTAAAAATATTTTACCATAAATGTTTTTTTGTTCAATAATTTTATTATATATTTTTCCAATCACTTTTGTTATATCAAAATTTTCTTCATCCGGATTATATCTTATCCAATTATCATCATCTATCTCTAATGTTTCATTTATATAATCCATTCTCTCTCTTTCTTTATATGGTTTTCTATCTACATGCCCATTTTCGTCACATTCTACGACTATTTTATAGTCTGGAAAATATAAGTCCAAATAATATTTTCCTATCTTATACTGATCTTCAAATTTTTCTGTTTTAAAGGCATTTGTTATTGCTAAAAAAGTTTGTTGCTCTTTTGTTAAACATTTTTTATTTGTTGTGTCAATATTAAATTTTTTAAGTATATGTAAAACATCTGGAGTTATAATTTTTCTTGTTTTTAGAATAATTTCTATTACACCATCTCTTGTTATAAGAACGGTTTTAGGATTTAATTTAGGAATTTTTACACCTGGATAATCTCTAAATACAAGTTGATTGCATTTAGATACAATATTAATTATAGCAGAATTTGGATTATTATATCCTAAAAGTGTGGCTATTTCATAACCTACAAAATATTCAAAATAGAGATGATTACTAATATATTCATATATAGTTAATTCATTTTCTTCTGTATCTGATTCATTTTCTTCTACATATGATTCATTTTCAATAAATTCTATTTTAGCATATTCGATTTGATTTTCCATTTTTTATTTATAAATGCATTTCTTTAAATAATTATCAATTTTATTTTTTCTATTGATAATTATTTTTCAAAATGATTTAGATTTTTTAAGCTAAATTTAGCTTAAAAAATCAAAAATTGTCTTTCAACCTTTAAAATAAAGGTGTAAAATTCCAAGATAATTGTGTAAACAAAGATACCATAATATCGTCGTGGAATGTCTTTCTATCCATAGTTTTCAAAATTGAGAAATCTTCTTTTCTACAAGGATGTTTATGCTTTAATAATAATTGGTATAAAACATATTGGGTGTTTATAAAGTTTTTTCTTTCAATATTTTTAAATTTTTTATCATACAAATCTGTTAATATATCAAAATCTTCTAATAATTTATCTTCTAAATATCCAATATCATCTGGTTTTATACCTGTAATATTATAATGAATTAAATTTATATTTTCATAATGTTTTGTATATTCTAATTCTTTTAAAAATACACTAATATGCTCTTTAGTAATATTTTTAAATCTAATACTTTTAGGAGTATTTGAATCACCTATTAAAAGATGATGTAATTCAAATTGTTTTTCTAAATTATCATATACATCTTGATTTATTGTGCTATTTTGTTTACCTTGATATTGGTTTATACAATCCCTAAAATGAATTTTTCTATCATACATATATTTAGAAGATATATTTACTCTATCTATGTCTCTGTAAGAAGACACATTTTTCATTATTATTTGTTGTGCTGAACAATGAAAGCATAAATATATATTTCCGTCTAATATATCAAAATCTTTTTTATTATCACAATTTTTACATGTTATTTTTTCTTTTTTATCAACATAATCTAATTCTATATTAACATACTTATTTGCTATTTCTAAATAATTTTTAATAATTATATCTTTCTCTTTATTATTTTTAGCTCGTTTTCCAATAAAATTATCTTTCATAGGAGAATTCAATATTTCTTTA